ACTTTTAATATCATTTAAGTTAAGTGAAAGATTCATATAATTATATAATAAACAATTTTTAATACATTTTATTATATATTCTATATGAGTATAATCATTTAGAAATTAATGATATAATATAATATTTTTTATGTTATATTATATTATATAATGACAAGCGAAATAATTTCATGGAAAGGGACTACATTAACCGAATTACATTCATTCATAAAAAAAAACGATGCAATATTATCAGATTCAACTGGAGCAAAATTTCGTGCTCGTCCATTAAAAATATATAGAAGAGAAATAGGAACTGCCGATACAACGTGTAATAGTAGAATATCATTAAAAATAGACCATATGATGTCACCTAATGGTGGAATAGTAAATACAACATCGACCGGAAATAGTATACCCACTACAATTGAAATCAATCAAGGACCCGTAAGTTGTGATACAAGTTGCGTATTATCCGATTCAGAAAAGGCTAAACGTAGAGTGAGAAGTAGTGGAATGTTGCCCAATAAACATAATGATAAATATAATAATGATCGATTTCATACATCAACAAAAGAATATTTAACAAGTAGAAATAAAACATTTCAACAAAATCAATTTAATTACTTAATCAAAGGTAATTCATCAGCTGCCCCGGGTTCACAACTTGCTGCTTCAAATGTATATGTATCTCAGGGAGCAAATAAGTGTAAAAAATATTATATCGAAACCGAGCAAGTATTTTATTATATATGGTTTGATTCTGTAGAATATACAGTTACTATCCCAGTCGGTTATTATAATATAATAGATTTGAATAATATTTTTCAAAAAACAATGTATAGTAATTTTCATTATTTAATAAAAAACCCAACAGATGTTTTTATTAATTATATAGTGAATAACTCAGCACATTTTTTATTAGATATAACATGGAATAGTGGATTAAATAAATTGGAAATTCAATCATTTAATTATAATATAAATTTATATCCGAGTAGTAAATATACAATTCCGACAGATGCAAATAATAATTATCGATGGGCTGCACCAACTGGAACGGGTGTTACATTTCCTAAGGTAAAGATAAATAGTAGCTCTACTACTGATAATATAAAAAATATAGCGAATATATTAGGATTTAATGTTGCGGATGGTAGTAATGTAACATATCCTATTTCTCCTGATACAAGTTTAACAGTTGTAACTACTTTATCAAATAAAACACCATTAATCTATCCATCTAATACATTGGTATATTATAAACCAAATAATCATAAATTTGCTACTCAAGGAGCAGTTTCTTCTGGAGATTTAATAACAAGAAAGAAATTTAATTCAATTAATACAACAGCTAATACATATAGAGGAGCTTATGGTGATAGTGTAGCTAATTCTATGGCTTATGGTGTTCCAAATAATGGTCATACAATAAAAGATAAATTAGGATATCCTATTCCCAAAGTTCCTAAAGTAGTAAATGGAGTATTAACAGAATGTTTTGTATATAAAACTCAATAAGAAGAATAAGAAGAAAAATAAATAATATAAATAATATTATTTATTTTTTTAGGTTACTCTAAATATCTGCATTATATTCAATATTATGTTTGATACACCAAGAAGTGCTTTTTTGAATATTATGTTTTAAAATAGTATCTAATTTATCTTGTTTAAATTTATTATTAATAAGGGTAATAGTATAATGTATATTTTCAATTTGTTGTTGTCCTAAAATAGCATTAAATTCTTGAAGTTTAGTTAAAAAAAAGTTGGGAATAGGAATAGTTAAGAAACGATGAATATAATTATTTTCAGGTAAATTAATAACATTTTTAAAACATTCATTTAAAGTGTTTTCTAAGTGAGGACTTAGACCAATAAAATTCTTACATATAACATATTTTTCAGAATTTGCTTGTCTACTCGTATGAGGTTTCATAAAATACACTTTTTGATAACAACAAGATAATATATAAATAATATCAATAGTATGCGGCATAAAACAATCAAATATTTTTAATACAAAACAACCGTTTATTTTTTGTAAATTTAAAGCATATATAACTTGGGCTAATAATAGTTGAGTAATATTGATTTCTTGACTATTAAAATCTAAAGAAAAATCAAACCCACCGTCGCCAGTAATAAATTCAAATTTTTTAGTATATTTATTTTTACAATGTGTCAAATTTTGAAATGATAAAATATTTCCGGTATTATCAGCACCAGTTTCAATAGAAACATTTGAATTTTGTTGTAAAAAAATATTACTTTTTTTCCATGCGGGAATATTCGTATCGTGTTTATCGTTTAATAAAGTCATACCAACATATGTATCATTTGTATTTTTGCGTTTATGAACCATTGCTTCAATAAACCCACCTGGACCTTCTGCTAAATGAAAACAATTCATATTATGACTATAATCCGGGATAATTTTAAATACATCTACTATTTCAATCATTTTAAAATATGAACGTGATAAAGGATTTAATTTACTAATTGCTGTTTTCTTATTTGGAATTATAGTATGAATATATTCATATGGATTCGTATATTTTTTAAAATTACCCCAATTTTTTTCATTTTTTTCAATCTTTTTTTTTAATTCACATAAATAATTTGACAAAGAATAAGAAATACATGGAGTTGGTTTTATTTCTTGTAGTGAGCAATTAATGTAATTATATAATATATTATTATTGGTTTTTGGTAATAAATAATAACTCATAATCTAATAAATAAAAAATATAATATTTATATCATTTACTAATGATTTACTATTTAATTTCATCATTAGGTGGAATAAAAGTTTTTAATGTTAATTTGCGTTTAGTCGGAATCGGAATATTTTCAATATCATTACTTTGCGTACAAACATCAATGTCATTAGAATCGTCATAATCTTTTAAATGAATTTCATTCATCATTTTAATATCAACGTTACGTATCTTTTTAAATACATAATAACGATTCATAAACGATAATTGTTTTTCTTCATTACTCATAAGTATTGCTGTTTTATATTCCTGTTTTTTGTTAATATTCATTTTAATATCATTTTCCATTTCTTTATATAATTCATTAAATAATCCTGTTCCATTTGGTAAATGCAAATTTTGGGCTTCTTCTGTTTCGAGAATCGCAAATCCATAATCATTCATAATACTAATAAAGTAATTAGAATTCACTAAATATTCTATAAAACTTTTATTAATACTTTCTTGTAGAACTTGGATTGGATAGCCAAGACTAAGTTCATCGTCTGGAAACCCGGTTTGATCGTACATTTTAGTAATTTCGCAAATTTTATAATTATCCTTATTAATTATCATACTTTCTCCCTTGTTTTTATTTTTCAATTCATTAAATACGGTTTTACCATCATAACAAGTTGCTATAAAGTATCCATTAATTTTAGTACATTCAACCACATTTTTAACAAATGATAATAATGATTTTTTATTACCAAAGAAATAATGTAATGCAAATTGACATGAACTAACATTAAACCCGTTAGTAGCAATACCATAATTATTATAAACTCCTTTTCCTAATATATTAATATCCTTGGGTCCATTTCCAAATGTTGCGTCTACTATAGATTTATCTTTAACTGTATTAAATGCTGTTCCGTCTCTAATATTACATTCACTTTTTCCAACAACAAATAACGCTTTAGGCACTATTTTATGTTTCTTTTTAGCTTTAATATATCTTGCACATACTCCGTCAAGTTGATTATGTATATTATCCGATGATATATCAACACCCAATACAAAACTTAAATTACTATATATCCATTTTGCCATATCTCCTCCCTTACCTACAGCATAATCAATTAATATATCATTACTATTTGAAACCGCTCCTAATAGTTTAGACTTAACACCCAAATTATGAAATTCTTGTAAAGAAATTGTATTTTTATTTTTATTTTTCTTATTATAATAAACTTCATGATGATAATGAGTTGGTATATTAGTACCACTGGAAATCATATCAATTGAAATGGGATTATGTATTGATCGCCAATTATTATTAGCAACCGTATAATTATTACCAAAATTGGTTCCCTTAGTTTTTAATTCATATGTTTTATCATGTCTTACTCGAAGGGGAACCCATTTCCAAAATTGATCATTATCGTATATATATTTAAATTCAACAATTGTATTATGTTCAAAATATTCATTTTCTTCGGTCATCATATACTGTTGATTACCTACTTGTTTTAATTTAATATTACATATATGTGCTTTATTGTCAAATGGTTCTGTAGGTTGGAATGGATATGGTTGTAATTTATCGTCATTAATATCATAATCAAATATATAATCATCGTCAATTATATTTTGATACGGATTAATAAACCCATGTCTTTTTGGATTAAATCCACAACGAAGAAATAATGTTTTATATTGAATATTCTCATTGACCAACGCACCAGATTGGAATATATTATGAATAATATCAACATTATTATTATCTTTTTCAGTCGTAACTAAGAAATCTATTGTATTAAATTCGGGGGGCTTCCATTTTAATGAAGATTCCCATCCAAATTTATGTAATGGTCCAGGTTTATCATTTTCTTTAATTGCTCCCACCGCTTTATAAGCTGGTGTAAATATTAATCCGTCTGTGTTATATTCATATATTTCATCCGTAGTATTAGATATGATTTGATTACATGCCGTAAATATCGATTGATTTTCATTCGGCTTTTTAAATTCTTTCACTTTAACTTGAAAATTAAATATATTTTCACAATTATTAATATTTGTTTGATTTACTATTGGTTCTATTTTTAAAAGGTCAACATATTGCCATAACAATTTTAATCTGTATTTATTTTCTACATCATTTTCTTTAGGATAAAACATATATTGGCGAACAGTCTCATTATTTATATAATAAATATCAAAAGCCATAAACAAATGAATATTATTACCTTTTTTATTTTTAGTTATATATTCACCATCTAATAAACTATTAAATAATTTTGGTTCTTTTGTTTTTGAACCAGTAAACATTATATTCATATTTGTATCGATTAAATATATTTCACCATTATTTGTAGTAAATAATAATTTACGGGCTCCATCTGCTTTATCTGTAACTGTATAATCATTTCGAATATTAGATACATTCATATTATCCGTAGTTTCTACAATATGTTCAACTTGTAAAGTATATGAATTAGGACCTATAAAATCCTCAGGATAAACATTTTTTTTTTTATAATTTTCTTGATGAACCAATAATAAATATGATTGTAATAATTCGTTCTGTTTATCGTAAGAAATTGGATAATTAGTATTTTGGATTCCACTAAGAACTATACGAATTGATTTACGTAATATATTTAATAATTTTTCTGCTGTATCATAGTTAGTCCCTATGCCAATTTTATCATTATCTATTTCGAGTTCTATTTCATAATGTTCTGTATTGTTGAATAGATTTGCTTCCTGGATTGTAAAGGTTGGCACCATATTATGATTTGATTTTTTTGATGATTTTACTATACTTAAATCAGCAAATATTGGATACTCCTCATGATAAAATCGAATTCTATTCATACAACGAAATATTTTTAATGAATTATCCCATTTCGATATAATATTTCGAGCTAAATTAGTATGAACATTATAAGTTTGTTCAATCTCATATGATACTCTTAAATTAAAGTCTTCAAAATCTATTTTTTTAACCTTTTTATCTAATTCATTCCTGGCAGCTGTTTTTTGAAGAAAAATTATTTTATTATTTATAGTGCTTGGTTTGTCTATTAATTTTTGAAGACTATTATGCGTGCAATAGTCTTGTATTAAATCAGTCCCGTTAATTTCGGCACGCACATTAGAATATCTTGTCTCTCCATCGGGGGTTGTATATTCATTATTAATTCTTAATGATTGAATTCCTTTTGTATTTTTAGTTTTAAATCCATTCGAATATAAATATTTTATAACATTATCATAATTCATTTTAGAGATTGGTTTTGATACTTTATAATTTGTACCAAATCGAATCTCTAATTCATTCGATTTATAACGACCGGCTCCTCTCAGATTGTTTGCTAAATACAATTGTATCATATTTGCAAATTCTTTTTTTTTATCAGATAAGCTCAGCACATTCTTTTGTAAAGGTTCCATATTACTCATAATATATTATCGTATATAGTAAAATAATATATTATTTTTATTAATTTCAATTTTTTAATACCAACTAACTGAATTATATATTAAATCATATAATTCCTTCTTTTTATATTTTTTATTTTGATATTCAATGTTTAATTTTTTACAAAAATTTATTAAATCATCCAATTTATAATTATTAATTGATTTTATTGGTTTTAAATAATTATCTATAAAAA